AATAGATGTTACTATTAAAAATTCTGTATCTCCTTTTTCCATAATTTAAGTATTTTTATCGTTAATTAAGCATTTTTCACTTAGATATTCGTTTTTTATACCCATTACAAATATCAAGAATGAAATCCATTCTGTTTTCCTCAGTATCAAAACCAGTCATCATTTCTTCAAGGGTATCTTTTAGTATTTCTACTTGCTCATCAATAAGTTTGTGCTTTTGTTTTTGTAGATACTCTTCAGCGTGTTGGTCACACATCAACTGTATCTTATACCTTCCAATTTCAGTATTTCCAAATTTATCAATAATCTCATAAGCCATTTCTTGAATGGTTTTCTCTCTTTCTATTTTTACTTTTTCCATCTTTATAATTTTAGTTTATATTAATTATTACTTACAAACTCATCAAACCATATCACGAAGTCATCGAACAGAATAAGCTGGATAAATTACATTATCAAACAAATCGAAGAAATCATCCATGCCCCTGATGATATAATAATCATTTCCATAGACTTCATTTAGTTTCTTTTCGTAACTCTTTTGATCGTCACTTTGTCGGTCCTTGTATTTTGTCTTAATGTTTTGCGCTTTGATTTCAATACAAAACAATCGGTTATTCTTGCTTATCTCAACATCATGGTGACCTTTCTCAAATTCAGACTTTCGATAAAACGTGTTGACCTTCTGAATTTCTCTACCTGAAGGATGTATAAGTGTTTCAGTTGTGCTGGTACGTTTAGCAGCTGAATCAGTAATCGATAATTTCAATCCTTTAGCTTTACAAAATGCTTTCAAATTTGCTTTAATTCCTTTCTCATTTGTATCGACTGCGATTGTTATGGCTCGACAGTTATCAGGTACATTAGGATATAATATTCGATTCTCATCTAGTAGGATATTATAAAAGCGGAGTTTGTTGTTTTTGGTCATGTTAATTATTTGTTTCTTCTAGTTTCTTAATCCAATTCATAACAGTTTGTCTGCTAACTTCTAATAGTTCACTTGCAGTTGTTCGGTTTATTTCAGGATTACTTTTATACATAGCTTTAAATTTCTCAAATGGTGTGAATCCAGCTTGAGAAACCTTAACCAAATCTAAACGCTCACGAACATCTTGCTTTACTAATTTAGCCATATTAACAAAATATTCAGATAATTTTTCTGCATGAATTATACTTTGTTTACTTATTAATGTGGTTGTATCTTCGTTAATTGTGTTTAACAAAAGCGCAAACCTGGGGATATAACTTTTTTGTTTTGGAAGCATAGACTTCATGTATTCATTTTCACTATCTGAATTTTGAATATCAGTAATTTTATCATGAATACGTTTCCATTCTTGCTGAGCTTTATTATCAAACTTAGCAATGATTGGTGTTATTTCTCCAAACTCATTAATATTAAAACATTCAGTATCAATTGTGCTTTTAAATCTTAAGATATAGCTTCTATACCAAGTTATAATATCAGGCATCATGTAATCATCATTGTATTTGTTTACAAACAATTCAGGATAACTAATTAAAATACGATCAACAAAACCATTTTCCTTATTGTTACCGTTTGTAAACTCTTCAAATACACTAGGTTGTATACCACCAAGAACAGGAATAAATGGCTTATCTACAAATGAACTCTTTGCTGTCTTTCTATTTAATGAAATAGATGTACCACTCCAAGAAGATAGCCAAAATTCTAAATCCGATCCAGCTCTATACTTATTCATATCCTTAAACCAACCCGCAAGCTCATCTTTGAATACACCTAATGCATTTGGAGTATCTTCGTGTAAATCTACTAATGCCTCCAAAGTAATATCACCTACAATAAACTGTTTAGATTTAGGTTGTTTTATTTCTTCATGTTCTGCTTTTTCTTTTGTAGGTATTTTATCATATTCAATCCATTTAGCATATTGTCTTTGAAATTCCTTTTGTTCTTGTATATTTTTTTCTCTTAAAGGAAATATCATTTGATTGATACTTGGAGTTTTACCAATACCAGGTTTACCCACAACTGCAATCCAAAGTGTAGGACTTTCTACCCATCCTGGCTTAACTTCAATCTTAATTGAATTTCCAACTACTAAAGAAAGCATCCAAAGAAAAGCACATCCCATGTAGTCAACTGATAAACCTAAAGTTGTTGAGCTTTCAATAATATATTTTTGAACATCAATAGGAAATATCTCAATAGGAAATTGAACTCTACTTATTAAAGGTATTATTTCACGTTGTTTAAATTCTACTTTTGGAACTTTTCTTGTACCATATCCTAATTGATATAGATCACTAGCCGCTTTTGTAAAATCTCCATTGTGATTCTTATAAGAATATATTGCAAATGGTGAAAGTAGTTTTTCATTTGGATATTGTGTACCAGTTGAAAATAAGTACATACAACCGTTTGACTTGTAAATATATCCTGAATGTGGCGAAGATGCTCCATGACGTTTGATAATATACTGTTTATCATTTTGTCTTACAATAGTAAATTCATCAGATATAACATCTAATGCAGTATGCTTATCATTGTATTCCTGCCAGGGTGAAATTTCACTTTCGTTTATCGGTTTGTACTCAGACTTTTTAGGCTCATCAATTATTTGAACATCTTTAAAATCATAAGTTCTAGATATTGACCAAAGAATTTCCCTATCTCTTTCATCAATTTCTTTTACTTCGTGGTAACTTAATTCTGAAATCTTATTTTCATATAAAATACAATACCCACCAGTACCTCTAGATTCAATTAATGCTTCTTTATAACCTTCTAACTTAGCTATCTTTGTATTACCTTGAATAGTTTTACATCGGTAAACAATATGATAACCTTGCTTCATTGTTTTATAGATAACAAACTTCTTATCGAACTCATCAATATTATCTTTTAGAAAACTTAGATATTCATCCCAAAAATCTTTTTGCTCTTTTAAGCTGCTAAAAATCTTTAAATCAATATCTATTACCTCCAAATCATTAAAGCCCGTTACATAGCCTAAATATGCAGTATTGAGAGTTTTGTATTGTTTCTCTAATTGTTCCTTTGTAATCTTTTCAGATTGGTACGCTTTCCATGGATAGTTAGGTACTTTTTTATCGTCAACTGTTATTAGTGAATAACCAATATCTAGAAGTTTATTCGCTTGGCTTAATGGGATCATACTACTATACGTCTTTCAGAAATGAATACTACATAATGCTCTATTTCAAATTCATTCAAATAATTCCATGAATCATTAAGAAATTCAACATCATCCTCAGTTGGAGCTGAAAACCAATAAACCGAAAGTTTACCTTTATGATCGTGCAGCTTAAATATCCTGTGCTTTTGCGGATGATATTTATAGTAGTGTTCAATCATTTTTTGTAGGAGTTGCAACCTTTCATTCTCATAGCAAGTTCCCTCGCCATCAGTCCTTACAATAATCATAAGCTATAAATTTAAGTAGAGAGGGGAAGTTAGATACCACTCATAGAATCCCCTCTTTTAAACTACCAATTAATAAAGTCTTTTTGTTTTTTGGTATCTAACTATGGCGTAAATATAGGTATTATCTTTTAATTAAACAAATTTATTTTACTGTAAAGTTACTGTAAATAAGTTCAACTAAATTTTACAGTTGATTTTACACCATTTTCTTAGTGTTTATCTACGTTTTAGGCTTGGTGTAAAGAAGTTTACAGTAAAAAATAAAAAAATATATTTTTCTAAATATAAAATTGTAATTATCTAGGTGTAAAGGTGTAAAGTTTACAGTTTCTTTACACCATCAAAAAACCCCACCGATTACTCAATGGGGTTAGTGTTAGTTGAAGAACTGTTCAAACTGTTGCGAACCATACTCGCCTTTAGTCAACTCTATTATCTTTGCTATGTTCATCTTTCGCTTAGTTAAGTTCTTACGACTTAGGAACTCCTTAACTCCAAACTGACAAGCTCCAGTTATAACCCTGTAACACTTAACAGCATCTTCAAAGCTAAGCACACTTTCTAAAGTCATTTCTTTGTAATCGTCTTTGCTTCGATTGCCTATCTTGAATATTAAATCTTCTTTAGCTTCTTTGATCGTATAACCATGTGAGTAATTACCGTTACCATCAGTTACAACGAAAAATACTTTCTCAGTTGCATACTTCTTAACCTTCCAAACTAATCCTTTCTTGTGTAACACCTCGCAGAATATACCATCTACTTTGATGTATTTGCCGTTTTTCCATGATAATACATCAGGGCATTTTCTATTTATATTGTTTGAATCTTTAATTGAAGTACCTCTCAAATATAAGTCACCTCCAACAGTTAGGTTGTCAGGTAGTACACTAACACTCGTACCACACAAATCTAAGCTACCACCAACAGTTAGGTTGTCAGGTAGTACACTAACACTCGTACCACTCAAATCTAAGCTACCACCAACAGTTAGGTTGTCAGGTAGTACACTCACACTCGTACCACACAAATCTAAGTTACCTCCAACAGTTAGGTTGTCAGGTAGTACACTGACACTCGTACCACACAAATATAAGCTACCTCCAACAGTTATGTTGTCAGGTAGTACACTCACACTCGTACCACACAAATCTAAGTTACCACCAACAGTTATGTTGTCAGGTAGTACACTAACACTCGTACCACACAAATCTAAGCTACCACCAACAGTTAGGTTGTCAGGTAGTACACTCACACTCGTACCACACAAATCTAAGTCACCACCAACAGTTAGGTTGTCAGGTAGTACACTAACACTCGTACCACACAAATCTAAGCTACCACCAACAGTTAGGTTGTCTTTCGTGATGCCGTACTGTGCTAAAAATTCCCAATCTTTTTTTTTCATATACTTTATGTTTTTGTTTATGTGGTAAAAATACTACATTAATCAATACTAAAATCAGTTTGTTGTAGTTTAGAATGATTCTAAATAAGAAAGCCCTCCACGAATGAAGGGCTTAATCTAACCAAAACAAAGCGGATATGAAACGCTAAGGTAAAGATATTAAAATTTACTTAACCATTGCTCATAAATATTTAAAGCTATTTGAGCAGTCATAACTGGAGGGACTGACATACCAATTAGGTATTTTGGTTTTAATTTTAGAAAGTTGTAATCTAAAGGATAAGAACCACCATTTATTAAATCTTCGTAATGTAAGAAATTAGGTAAATCATGGCGAAATTCACCACTATCATAAGCGCTTAATATAGTTTTTAACGGTTTATTAGGATCTAGTTTTGAATAGGAAAAAAGTTTTTCTTTACCTGTTGTTCTTCTCATATAATTTCCCATTGATTCACCTTCGTTACATTTAGAATAAGCCTCGTCTTTCATTATACAAGGTGGTAATTTTAAACCTGCTTTACCACTATCAAAATCTTTAAATGGTATTTCTTTCTCATTAAACTCCATCGTAATCTTTGGAACTTCAGCAAACATATCTTCCATGTGTAAAAACTGAGTAGCCAAATCCTTTCGTAAACAAATAAAAAACACACGTTCTCTTCTTTGTGGTACACCCATTTTTGATGCGTTAAGTAGAAAGTGTTGACAATAATATCCAGCTTCGTCAAATGCTTTGTAAATGCGAATCACATAGTCTTTTGCACTTCCTAATAATAAACCTTTAACATTTTCAGCAACAACTATTTTAGGTTGCAACTCTTTAGCTAAATCTATGAAGTCAAAAAATAAAGTATCTAGCACTTGTTCTGCTTGACCTTCTTTAAATTTCTTTTCTTTTCCCCAATCTTTCTCACGATTTCCAGCCATACTAAAGGATGAACAAGGTGGAGAGCCATCGAGAATATCCAAATTATACAATTCGCTAGGTAAGTCTTTGCGGGTCTTAAATGTTTGTATGGGTTCAAGGTATGCATATTTCGGGTTATGATTTGTTTTGTATGCTTCAATCATTTTTGGGTCTATCTCGTTACAGCCCAACACGTCAAATCCTGCTAACTTGTAGCCCATTGTAGAGCCACCTCCACAAGCAAAACAACTAAATACTTTGCCTTTATCCTTTGTAAAAACTGCATCTTTTAAAGTCCAGTTGTACGGGAATTTATGTTGTTTCATAACGTTTTATATATTATTTTTTCACTTTCACTAAGCCCGTTAAAATTATATTCAGGGATTAGCATTTCTTGTTCTGTGTTGTAGTAAGGCTCTTTACAATTAGATATATACCGAGTAACAATATTACGGCTACCATACAATAACCAAAAACCTTTAGCTTGTTTATGTTTAAGTTTGAATTTAATCATTAACTCATTAACTGTAAATCCAGCTTTAACACATTCTTCAATTCTTCTTTGTCTACCTTCGCTTGTTTTTCTATCTCTAATTAGATAAGATGTAACGATATTCGATATTTCAGATTTACAAGTGTTATACTTTGTTGCTAGTTCTAAGAATGTGAAGTAATAAAACGTATCACATATCTCTTTTCGTTGCTTAATTGTTAGGCTCATCTCTAAAATTTTCTTCACACCATTGTCTAAACGACTGTTGTATCTTAATCTGTTGGTTCATTGCTTCGGTATCAGCTGAATCAATCATGTGCGAATCGAATGAACGTATTGAATTGATCACCAGGTTACGTTTCATTTTGCTTACTTGCGACATTGGTATATCTTCTAAAAAATCTGCTAAAGTTGGCAGCACTTGTATTGCTAGTATCTTTGATGTAGTGGTCATTTGTTTTTGTTTTTAATTCTATCAATAAAATAAATAACGACAATAGTTAAACTAATAGCTAGTATTAATCCTATTCCGATTATATCTTTTAAATTTACAAATACTTTCATTTCCCTTCGTTTAATTTGATTCGTCTAATCTCCTGCATTAACTCCACGTTATAAGTTGTGAAGTGTTGCTTTCTGTAAGCATCGTTAACCCCCATCGGTTGGGTGTAACTATTCTCTTTAGTCGTTGGCTTGGTCGACTTGTTTAGCCATTTGTCGATTAGGTTCATATCTCCCTATGTAAAATTTTTGACAATTCATTTAAAAAAGTCTGCACGGTTATATAATTATAATTAGCTACTAACTCAGGTATTGTTTCGTTATGTAAACACATATCAATTAATGCTTTAGCATCTTCTATACTCTCAATAGTTATAACCAACTTAATCGGTTTGAACTGCTTTTCTTTTTGTTCTACTTCTACTTTCATATCTCTTTATTGATTTTATTAATAGACTCCTGTACTCGATTACAGTTTATCTTACACTCCTTAACTTGCTTGAATGAATTAGATACATCATCTGAACTGAACTCTTTGCCTTTCTTAGCAAGTGAATGTATCATCTCAGCGTTGTCTAACATGGATTGCCATAACTCTAATTCTTTGTAGAGTTGATTTAATGATTCTGTCATATCTTAGATATTAAAATTTTAGAAATTCTGTCAAATGCTTTTTTAAACTCAGCTTCATTTGATTTTTTATTACCCGAACCAAATGCTAAAGATGAATCTTGATTACATATTGATTCATGTTCGGTTAAATCTGTAACTGAAATACAATGCTTTTCACTATAAACTTTATAGAAATGGCATATTGACTTTGAATAGTAAGGTAACTCAATTTCTTTATGAGTCACAACTGTTTTGGTGGATTCAATTTTAATTTTCATATCATTTCTTATTTTGGTTAAGACAAATCTAAGCTATCTTTTTTAATTGACAATGGGGTTGGTGTAGTTTAGAGTGATTCTAAATAAGGCAACATACTGCACTATTAAGTATGTTTAACCTTAATTAAGTGTTTATCCTATTAAATAGTGCATTGTATAGCACAAAAAACCCCATCATTTCTGACAGGGTTCATGTAAAAAACCCATGCAGTTTCTATTCGTCAATAGTCTTACATGGGGGTTCGTCATAAGTTATACAAGCAAATAGCTGTGGCGTACCAGATGCTAAAGTACTTGATTTCCTTTACACGTGAAAAGACCTAATCGGGTGCGGTGTTCAAATGAGAACCGTATCAGGTACTGTTGTCTCAAATATAGTAAACTTTTGCGACAATTCTATACATGAAGTACGTTTCATGTAAAATATTCTTTACAATTTATACACGTTTTGTAAATACTATTTTACAAAGGAAACTTCCTACTGTCAATTACTTTATTTGTAGTTCTAACACCGCTATCATAGCCTTTACTAACATCAATCGTTAATATTCGACCTCCGATTGGTTTAGGTGGTGCGCCACGTTCAACGTGCCAACCTTTAGAGCCTTCCTCGTATTCCTCTTTATACGCTCCTGTTATCATTAGATGTAAGTCTTTATGTTGAATTTTATAACCAGTCTTTGCGTGGTAGTTCATGGTTTCTCTAACATCATTTCTAGCAGCGTTTTCGTGAATGTGTCCCATTGTAAACACATCAAAGTTTTCACACATTTCCAAAGCACGTGTTAAATTAATTGCTCCTTTAGTTACAACTCCACCACCACCCGATCCGTGAAAGTATTTTATTCGTGTTGTTGATTCTGAAGTTGAATCCAATTCTTGAACTATATTTAACCAACCACCATAGCCGCCTGTTTGAACACTTGTGCCGTTCTTATAGTTTAGCAAGTCAACGAACCTTTGAAGTATATCAGTTTCTTGCCATTTGATAATAGCAGTTTCATGGTTACCATAACCTATAACAGTTAATAGATGTGCATAAGGTGACCACCATTCAACTGCAGTTTCAACAATTGAATCTAAGTACTTTGAGTTATTATGTTCGGGTCTAATATCAGACTTTGAACTACGCTTATCTCCACGCCCTTGCATCAAGCAAAAGAAGTCACCGTTAATCATAATAGGTAAATTCTCTTTAACACAATAATCTAAATGACGCTTTAAGTAATCCCAATCACATTTTGGATTGTCCCAATGTATATCAGAAAGCATTGCAATTTTTACGCTTTTACCATGCAATCTAAGTACATGAACGTTTTTACCGTGTTTGGTTAACTCCATAGGTTATGTATTTATGTAAATAAAAAAACCTTCGTTAAGAAGGTCTAAAGGTTTATGAACCTATCTCAAAGTGCATCCAATCGTAATTCTTTTCACGACCTAATGATATAAAATCATGCTTGTAAAATATATCAATCATTGGTTTGTATTCAGGTCTAGCAAACCTTGCAGTTTTAGATGTTTCTTTTAATGTATTTCTTTGAGCGTCAAGATCAATTGCGACACCCCAAGAATGTCTGCTTAACTGAGTACCGCCACGCATAACACGATAATTAAAACAACCTCCGTATTTATCAATCCCAAGACGTTTAATTTCTTCTAAACCGTAATGCGCTAATATATCATTGAACACCGCTAGGAATTTATCAGCTACAAGTTTATGACATCTCATACGTTTAACAGGCTTACCATCGTACACGAATGGGTAAGGTAAATCAATAGTAACTAAATACGTTCCTTCGGGATTAGGCGCACCGTATTTAGCGATTAGTTGTTTTGTTGTTAGCATATTTTAAGTTTAAGGTATCATTTCAAAAATCCATTCATAATCCTTTTGTAAATTCATAATAGTTCAATTTCGTTTTCAACTTCTTGCCAATATTGTCTAAATGGATTAGGAAATAATACATCGTCTAATGCTTTAATTGTATTATCAACTGCGATTAAGCTACATTTTTTAGCTGTTCTAACCCTTTTATCTATTGTTTCATCGCTTGATAATACAAGATACATATCATATAATTCTTGTGCTTTTTTTTTAGGACTCATAGCGTTTTACTTTGAAAATTTAAACGCTAATATAATCAAAGCAATTAAACCAAGTACAATTAATAGAAGATTTAACGTTTTATTGTTCTTAGTTACAGTTTTATACTCAGTTTTCACCTTATACTTAACCACTTCAATTGAATCTCGCTTAATCTTGTATTCAGTTTTAATCTGATACCTAGTTTTAGGTACAAATACTTCATTGTAACGAACTATTGTATCGTACTTGGTAACAACATTTACCCATTCGTTATTAATGAATACAGAATCAATCTTTGTAAGCGTTAAAGTATCGGTTGTAGGTACAAATTGTACCCCCTTTTTAATTGCTTTCTTGTAGTGATACGAAGCTGAACATGATGTCATTCCTAAGAATAGCAAGAACGCTATTAAACAAGCCCAAATAAAGGCTAAGAAGTGTGGGAAATTTAGTTTCATTTTATTATCTTTTTAGAATACGAATCTAATACTTTTATTCCAGTTGCAACACCGACTAAAGTTAGCCATACATCGTAACGTAAACCTTTATCAATGAAGTCAAAGAAAGCCATGCCAAGTACAAACACCCAAGCACTAAACATTGTTAGACTAGTTCGACTAAATCGACCTTCTTTCTTTAACGTATCGTTTATTATATCTTTAATCATACAGTAGATTTAAATGCTTTCTCAAGTACTTTTGTAAGCCTTGTTACTTCATCTGTTAAACGGTCAATTTTCTGTTGTGTAACCGCTTCAGTTTTCTCAAGTCTTAAATTGTGTTCCTGTTGTACAAGTTCAATTTTACCCTTTAATTTTCCCACATCTTCAATACACTTTTTCAAATCACTATGAATTGTCTTTAGGAAATAACCAATGATTCCCATAGATGTCATTGATATAGTTAGTAGTAGTTCGGTTGGTGTCATATATTTTCATATTCATAGGGTTGCTCATCGTACCATTTCCAGCCATATTTTTCTATTCTGTTACTAGAACTTAATATGGTCCCGTCTGGAAAATGTATTTCCAGAGCTGTTAACCATTCATTGTTTTCAAATTTATAAAACATAATTATAATATTACTACTGTAAAACCTTTTCCTGTTGCTATAGTTGTGTCACAAGTTGCACTCCCCGTGTTTCGTCTTATGAATATCGTTTGACTTCCCGCTGCTATTCCTAGCGACGTGAAAAAAGCGTTTATTTCTGTCGCTTCCATTAAACAATCGTCAACCGTTATGCCTTGTGTCAATCCTGTTAAAATCAAAGTTTTTAGATTTTTACAACCGTTAACAGCGTTAGTTGTATTTGTCACATTTGTACAATCAGAAATAATTAAGCCGTCTACCAAAAAGCAACCCCCTATTACATTGGAAATGGATGTAAGCGTTGCCGAAGTTGTTACGTCTATAACTCCCGTTAATTTAACGCATTGCGCAAAAGTTGAAACTAAATTACCAGCTGCTGACGCATCAATATTACCAACTTTTTTAAGTAATATTGAGTTAAATAAAAAGATCTGAAAACTATTTGTTAACGGTGCAGTTATATTCCCTAATTCAGTCAAGTGAGAATTACTTAAAAAATTAAATCCGCTTCCTGTATTTATTGCCAAGTTTATATTTATAGGCAAATTATTTTCATCTCTACAATTTCCGAAGTTATTTGAAAACGTTTGATTCGATGATTGTAATTTTTCAAATGGAAACTTTAATACTTTCAAAGCTGCAAGCTGAATAAAAGCAGGAATTCCACTTATAAAAGCCCCAACATTGTAAATTAGCAATCTTTGTAATAATGTTAATAATCCTTGTCCTGAAGGTGAAAAAGTAGTCATTGTTGAACAATCAACCGCAATATCTAGCCATCCTAAATTTCGAGTGCTTCCGATAACCGTTGCAGTGGTATTTCTATCTATATATAAAATCGTAACATTATCCATATTAATATTAACAACAACCATTTTGTAATTTAATCCAGCCTCGTCAATTAAAATAGGGCTTGTAATAGTAGCATAGTCATAAACTTTCGTATATAAAACGCCTGACGTAACAGATTGCGTTGTGCCATCTCCCCAGTTTATGGTATTTACTCCTGATGTTGTTATCTGAATAGTATTAACGTTTTTTTGAGTTTCGTAAACTGCGAATAATCCGCTAAAATTCTCTGTGCCTACTCCAACAGTATCGAGTGCCAACCATCCCGTAGGGCGAACCCATCCTGTTGGCGCAACCGCATCAGGCAACACCACTTGCAAGTCATTACCAACCTGTGTAACACTTGTTGGAGTTACTACACCACCCGAATCAGATAGTTGAATATCAACAGTCGAACCAGCTACAACAGTTCCTTCAGTTGTTCCGTTTACTTCGAGTGTGGTATCGGGGCATGGAACAGTATCAGCCAACACGATATCAATGTCACTACCTGTTACGATTATATCTCCAGGAATAACCTCGAAGCCATCCTGTGTAACTGTAACGAGTACATCTGTTCCTCCCAAGTACGTTCCTGCTAATGCTTCACCAACGAAGACATCAACAGGCTCGCATACAATAGGGTCAGGAACTTGAACAGTTACACTTCCTTCTGCTAGTATGCTTCCGCTTTCGATTAGCGTACCGTTAATGTATTCTACTGTGTATGTACTATCCTGAATAACTTGTGTTTCAGTTACGCCACTTGGTATAGAATTATTATAAAGCTCGTTACCTAGTGAATCTTCAATTACTTGGGTTGCAGGTGATCCGACTACATTATAAATACCACCACTAGGAATAGTGTCTATAAGTATTCCATTCTCATAGATTTGAACAGGTGAACATAAAGAGCCTGTAACTTGGTCAAAGTCGTAACTGCCCATTGGAAGTCCACAAACTCCATCACGATCACGAATCAAAAAGTTCATAGTCATTTCGTGACCTGCCACTTCATCACCACCACGATTGATAAACTTTGTAACCGAACAAGATTGAACACGTCCAATAGTTTGCCATCTAGTAGAGTTATTCATAGTATTATAAATATCTCTACACGTTTGAAGCGTATCGGATTCAATATCATTAAGGTTTGACCAATCTTTATACAGCTTATCTGCTATATAAATGCGTAATTGTAGTTGCGTTTGGTTTCTTAGTAGTGTAGATGTAGGATAAAAAGCACCCATTAACGGGTAGTTTAACCTATTTTCTTTGTATGCACGTAGAAAATCACCCCAAAAAAAGCTATTTAACTGTTTGTGGTTTGCTTGGATTTCCGCTAATTCTAGCCTTATCTGATTTACGCTTTTTATCATCGTAGAATTTCTCTAGTTTTTCTCTTGTTTTCTTCTGTATCTTCATTAGCTAAATCTTATCCTAACCCTTTTAGCACCGTTATCAGGTAGTATATCACCGTACTCACAGGTCGGGTCATTGTATGTAGGATAAAGTTCGCAATTTTCCTTTAGATAACCAATTAATTGCAGTCGATAAACGTCAATATCTTTAAATAAATCATCACGTAAAGAGTTTAATTCACTCTCAGTTAATGGATTCATGTTCTCATCACGTGTCGTACCTGCTGTTTTTGACCTAATCTCATAAGTCAAATGTTTAATTACACGATAATCAACTGAAGCGATAAGCCAAGGTTTTATCCATGTATCTAAAAGCGTTTCTTCATCGGTTGTTAAGTCGTTATCGTTAACACCTTCAATAAGTCTATCAAATAATGATGTGCCTAAGATTGGTTTTAACATGGTATCTTGCACACGCGTAATAGTAGTTGATACGATATTATCTTCTACATTGTAATTCGTGTAACCAAGTTCCTTAATGGTTTCGATATTTATTAAGTGTGCTGTCATTATCTCTTAACCGTTATAATTTGATTCCATTGATGCCTGCATGATGGAGTATTTTTATCCGTGTCAGGATTATGATACCATCCACCTCTATAACTCCATACATCACGCTTAACTTCTCTGCCAATTTCATTTATTTCTTCACGTGTGTATAGCTTATCTAGTTGTAACATACGCTCACAGAATGGACGTGACTTACCACCCGAAACTAAGTCAGGCGCATCTGGTCTTTTCTCATATGAATACATTACTTCTAATTCAGCAAGTACAACCGAAGCACGAATACCTTTCTCGGTTACTTCCCAACCATCAACATATCCGTTTTGCCCTAGTTTGAGTAGTCGGTTTGATAAGAAACTTCCACCCTTACCAATCGCCTTAGAAATTGCATCATAACTTTCACCGTTACGAATCATTTGCAAAATGTTTCTATCGTCATCAGTAAGTACCAATTCAAATCGTTCTTTCATGAACTGACTTTTATAGTCTGATTCGTTATCTTCAAATGTTGTGTAACCTCTTGAATCTAGTACAACAAACTCACTTCTTAATGTTCCTGATGTTGAGAATAGTTCTGCAATAGTGTCGTGCTGTTGCATCTTTTCTTTCTCCATCTGAACATCTACAATCGGTTCTTGTGGTGCTTGTTCAGGTTGTAATATAGATGGAATGTAATCTACAAACTCCATTCCTAATTCACGCTTATTCAATTTGCTAAAAGCCCAATTCATACCTTTAACTATGAATCTTTGTCTATGTTGTACATAGTTTTCTTTAAACAAAGTATAAGCTAATAACATCTCCTCCTTACTACCAAACATTGTTTCGCTAAGTACACCAAACAAAGCAGGTGAAATAACACCGTGAGCAATCATTATCTTACGGATTGTTTCTTTACCCGTTTCAATGTATCGTTTATCAAGGTCATTACCTGACATCTGTTGAATCTCAGGTGCTCGGTCTTTACCATCTGCAAACAAAATAGTAATACCGCCTTGTGTATCTCTATCTGTTGCTTCATCTTTGATTCGTTTGATTATAGCGTTTTCTTCAGTTTCTGAATCAGGAACACCATTAAGCAATGATATAACCGTACCACCTTTATAACCGTTTACTACCTCTGAATAAGTATAGAAGTCCATTTCTATACCTGCCATGATTTGAGTAATTGCACCCGAATAACCAGGAGCAGGATAATAAGAAGAAGTTAGTCCTAATGTACGTTGGTTCTTTTCTAACTTTCGTTGTTTAGGTCGTTGGATATTATAAAAAATACACTCAGTATCTTCATCTGTAATATGGAAAATACTCTTAATTTTTCTGAACTTTGTTTTCTCAGATTGTTGCGACTTACTCCAATCTTCAGAATAATCAAAGAATATACCACCTTCAGTTTGTCTGATAAGTTCAAAGTCCACAGGATTAGCGTACCATTCACCCGTTGATATATCTTTCTTATAAATCAGTGCATAGCCATCGAATATCTCACCATCCTTTGCTACCATTTCTGATAACTCCTGATAGTCATAAGCTGAACGTCCGTTTTCAAAATCTTCTACGCTTGTAGTTGTAATACCACCCGCTGTGATAAACTTAATCTTTTGGTTTACAATTCCATTATGTACAGGATTGTCATAGTATAAACCTACTAGAAACTGTTGGTAAAGATTATCCTCACCACACTTCACTGTTCCTGACTTATCTACTTTCTCAATCGGTTGTGGCTGTTTAGCCTCACGAAATATACTCCTGATCATAAATTGGATTTTCGTTATTTGTTATAAAAGTTGGTATTACGTTTGGAGTTTCGATTAATCTCATTTTACCAATCTCTACTTGTGTGCCTCTTGTGTAATCTGTATCGTTTGTATCAGGCATTTGATACGCTCTATATTCATAGTCACCAATAGGCATAGTAAGGTCGGTACCTTCTACTAAATCAAATTGGTTGTAACGTTCTGTGTTAGGGGAATCATCTGTGAGAAATATTAAATACTCATACGATTCTTTGCTTTGTTCCTTACGGAATCTGAATAACCAATTATACGCTACGTTTGGATTTGCTAGTTCGTTTAGTGTTACTGCGAACGTGCTTGTTTGGTTTTTCCTTAGTAGTATCATCTTGAATATAACCGTTATCAATTAACATTTGTTTGTGTGAATCGTTATCTGTAACGAATCCTAAACCTTTCACGAATACTTGCATTTTCTTAGGTTTAAAAAAGGAGGTGAAATTAATCACCTCCCTATTATTAGGTATTTTAAGAAGCTGGTTCTAACAATGCTAATACGATAGCTGAATCAATCTTTAACGCTTTAGTTTTCTCTTTACCTGAGAATGTCAAAGTGTTACCATTCATATCTTCGTATGCTTGACCTGTTGTTCTAGCATCAGATACTTTAGCTCCATTCTCTCTAAAGAATAATTCATAAGTATCATCATTCAATTTTGCAATGATAGCGTGACGACCTTTAGCCATAGCTTCGATATTCACAATCATTGATGGAGTGTTACCATGTAATACAGCCGTTCCTGACTGCTCACGTGCATAAGCACCGTTTGTTCTTTCTCCAATTGCAGTGTCGGTAAACTGAGCCGATTCCATTTCAACATTGAAAGGGTAAGCATACACGCCTGTTTCCAATGTTAATGCTGTGACTGCTCCTGCTGCACTTGTGAAAGTTGAGTAATTACTAACCCCTAATGATGATTTAACGGGGAAAGCGTAGAAAGTAGCGACACCCCCTGGGGCATCGCACACTTTATCGTATCCTTCTGTAATTTCGCAACTCATATTTTATCGTATTAAGATACAGCTAACTGTAATCTAGTGAAATATTGACCCCAAACGATTTGTGTTCCTAAACGGAATGAAGCCTCAGCTTTCAATTTATCGTCATAATCATCGTACTTAATATCGTATGACATATCTTCTAGTGAATCAACACCCAAGAAAGCCAATGCTAAAGGTAAAGCCCACATTTCGTTAGTTCCGTACAACTCAGGTAAAGAAATTACTTTGATGTTTGTTAATGGTAACATGAACTCCATTGAAGTACCTTGGTCTGCTGGTACTGCTACCTGTGAATAAGGATTAGCGTTGTTCCAATCTTCAAGAATCAATAACGCTTTGTCACGTCCACAGAAAATCTCAACTGTATAACCGTTATCAAACAATTCAGCAGGGATAGTTTTAAATAAACCGTAAGCAATAGCATAAGCGTTTGATGCAGTAATAGAAGCCTCAGTACTCATATAATCAACTACATCTGTATTGTTGTTGATACGGTAACGAAGTCCATTCATTAAAGCTAATTCAGCATCTAATGAAGTAGTATCTCCAAGTATAACCAAACGTTGTGCTTTACGTTGCAAGTTCTTTAATAGGTATGCCATTAAGATGTCTTCCAATGGGGCAGGTAACTGACCATCTTGACGCTTCAATCCTAATACGTTCAATACTTGCGTCATCTTCGTGTTCAAGTCCTCATTACAGAACTCAATACCCATATACAATGGAACAGTTGTTAAGTTCTCTTTCGTGAAGATAACCGATCCATCAGGGGAAGGAGTACAAGCAACCTTAGCTTGAAGTGTTACATCAGCGTTAAGCAATGCAATCTCTTTCGTACCTTTTACATTTTCTTCTAAAGTCAAACGTCCTAAGAAGTTTGAGTTTTCGATAACGTCTGTAATAACGTTTGGCATTGTGTTGTCTGTCCACGATGGTAACCCTGTTACATCATAGTCAAATTTTTCCTTTAGGGCTTTACCCAATCTTCCAATTCTCATCTTTTTTTATTTAGATTGTTTTTTACTTACCATCTGTGAGATAGTCATTTTTTCTCCTTCTTTTCCTGCTGGTGCTTTTGGATTCGCTCCAAACTTATCAGATTCTTTAATTGCTTTAAACTCATTTTTCAATGATTCGTTCTCAGCCTTCAATGTTTTGTTCTCAGCTTCCACAGCATCGAAACGTGAATGAATCTCTTTTGCTAGTTCAGTCATAGCCGTTGCTACTTCCTCACGAATAGAGTTCATGTCTTCATTATCACTAGGCGACTGTTCAAAGTCTGTAACCGATGTTGCAATACCTTCAGCATCTAGGATAACGATTTTTACACTACCATCTTCTAAGGTTAATTGATGTTCACCTTCTGGTGCAGCCTTAGACACGCCATCTTCCTCTACGGTAACAACTGTCTTTTCTGCCAACTCACCATCAAACGTAACAACCAATCCCTCAGCAGTAGTAGCCGATGCGAATTTTTCTTTCGCTTTGGGTTCTGCTTTGAACAGATCCCAAATGGACTTTTTCTGTTTACTCATATTTACTTTTTGTTTAATTTCTTGTTTTTCAAACCAACCCTCAACACTAAACCCATTGAACTTACCTTCCCTTACATCATTCCAAAGTTTATCATCTTCAATGTAATATGTGCCAATTAAAGAACCATCATTGATTCCTTGTTTAGCAAATGCTTCGGGTATGTTCGGCTTCTTAGGGTCTGAATTAGATACAGTGTATCGTTCAGTCATGTAAGCCCCTTTAGTAACTTGGTCAGCATCGTGCATTAGGTTTAAGTTACTCCATTGACCTTTCTTAGATGTCTTTTTATTTATGGTGTCGATTGTTTCTGCTGAAAACAATACCCAATGCTGACCTAAATCTTTTGAGAATCTTTCTATTAGTGTACCTGCTGAAATAAGTACACCTGTAACCATTCGCTTTTCTTCATTGAATGAGTAGTGTAATGGTTCATTTTTTCCGAACGCAATAAATCCTTTCATATGAGCAGGTACATCAACAAATGCGTTGAAATCTACACCCGTTTCATCATCAGGATTAACAATAATTTCAAATATTTTTTTCATGCTTCTATATATTAGAGTTAATTGTTTAAAATCGTTGTACTTTTTAACCTCCAAACGTGGCTAAAGTTTCTACTTTGCTGCTTGCAGTTTGCTTTGCTGTTATGTCAGAATCCAATACATAAACCTTTGTTGCGCTTTGTGAATTAGTATCTGTAAGTCCAGCTGTTAAAGTTGATTGTGTTGGTGCTAATGGTTCACCTCCACTTGCTGACAATGATGGTGGGCTAACTGATGCACCTCCACCACTCGAAGTAGATTCAAACTTAGTCGCTGCAATCTTAGCAATATTCACCGCACTACTAATCCCAGCAAATGCAAGTGAGGCAATACCAGCAGGATTAGGTACAGGACCAATAGCGATAGGTGACTGAGCAAGTGATGTGGTAACCGCCTTGAATCCATCAATGATAGCACCTGACAACTGCAATGCTTTGTTAAACTTAAACTGTTTACGTGCTAGGTTTTCTTCAGCCTTAGAACCTTTCTCTACATTTGCCATTTTAGCTGTAAAGAATATATCTGATAAACCTTGTACCGCTTCAAGTCCTTTTTGAGTCCATTCAATTTGCTTTTCAATGGCTTCTTGGTCTAGCTTCTTTTTATTTTCAGCCGTTTCTGCATCTATCTCGCGTATCTTTGCATCGTATTCAGCCTTAATCTTTAGCTTTTCACCCTCAGTTAATGCTGTTTGCTCTAGTTCTTGCGTCATTTCAAGCTCAGCAAGTTCCTTTTTAAGCTCACTTTCTGCTATAAAATCATCTTGTAAGTTGATTAACTTAGCTTCAAGACGTGCTTTCGCATCTCTATTTTCCGCTTCGTGTGCTGCTAATCGCTTTTGTTCTTCAATTAATCCTTGTGCATCTAGTTGTTCCTGGTACTTTTTATCTTGTTCGTCAATAAGTGCTAGTAATTCAGTCGCTTGTTTCTGTTCAAGTTCCTTTATTAATGCTGATTTATTACCGTACTTCTTAATTAGTTCTTCACGTTCCCGTTGTTGTTGTGTTGACATAGCAGCAATAGCACGTTGATTCTCATCTTCAATGTTTGCTATTACTAAATCTTGAATTGTACGATCTAATTCTAATTGCTTTTGCGCTTCCTCTTGTTTACGCTTTCTATAATCTTCAGCCGCTTTCTTTTGTTTAGCTATTTCATCATTTGCCTTTGCTTCATCATCTTGTTTTTGTTTATCTTCAAATGCTAATCTATTCTTTTCTAAATCAACTTTATATTGACCATCCAATGATTTAAGGTCTTTAAATTTATTTTTATGCTGCTCAATCTCTCCTTTAATAGTTCGTGCTAAATCTTCGTTACCTTCTTTTAATGCTTGTTCATACGCTTTTTTCTTGTCGAGAATCATTTTTTTCTCTGTTTTCATTGAACTATTACGTATTGATTCATTCTCTTTTATTTGGTCTTGTTCCATTTGGAAAATTTCCTCATCACTCGCCCCTCTTGCTTTAGCTAAATCAATTTCGTTTTGTGTTGCTCTTTGTCTAGCTGAAGTAGCACGTTCAAACGCTGCTTGTTGACGCTCGTATGAAGCAGTCAACTTATTATTCATTTCCTCCGCTTTTTCTTCTTCAGCAAATAGACCTGCCATTGCGCCAACTAAGGCTACAATACCTGCAATGATAGCTACGATAGGCAAAGCTAACATAGCAATTCTTAAAACCTTCATTGCGCCCGTAGTACCACCAACCGCAGCAGCATAAATAACCTCAGCAGCAGTTAATGCCTTAGTGGATACCACCTTGGCTTTCTGCATAAAGAATGATTCCTTTTCTAAGATAGCACGTACTTGTTCGATACCTGCAAGAATAGATTGAATAGCTTGTAGTTTAACGAATGTTTCTTGTAGCTTTTCAGATTCAACACCAACTAGTGCCATTGTTCCCTGCATTGCTCCATAACCTGCTGCAATACCCGAACCAAGCTGTAACGCTGCTTGCATATTCGCACCATCATGTGATGCGTTAGTAATCTCATTACGTAAATCCCCTAACTCATCAGTAAGTCTAGCAGCTTCAGCAATAGCCTGTTGACCTATTGGAGTTTCACGACCTGCTTGTAGTGCGATAGTTTGGTATTCCTTAACCGCCCTAGTTGATTCACGCATTGTTAAAGTGCCTGATGCTACCTTCTTATTAAGTTCTTCAAACCTTTTAGCTACATCGTTACCAATACCAGCAGCAGCCTTATCAACATCTTGTAATTCTTTCTCAATGTTATTAAGGTCTTTAACAGAATTTCCTGTATTGACCCCAACTTTAAATATTATTTCTTCTGCCATTGGATTATTTTAATATATTTGTAAAAAAAAGGATATGAAAAAGTTATTATTATTATCGGTTGTTGCGTTAATCGGTTGCGCTAAAGAAGTTCAAACACCTAAACACCGAGTTGTTAAAGCACAAGTTGAAGTATCTAACATACTCATTCAATCCGTTAAAGGAACTTATGACACGCTTACACTTCAAATAGATTGCGTTGGTGGATTTGCTCAAAGTGGAACAACTGAAGGTATTATAGTTATTCCTAATGAGGTTTATACACCTTGTTATGATGCTGACTTCGGTTATACTACTTGGTCTGAATCTGAAACTAAAAACGTAACGTATCGTATCTACGGTAAAAATACCGTAGTTAGAAGTGGCGTTATTAAGTTTACAGAACGTGGTCATAAAAACATTATAATTTAATTCGTAACTCACCTGTTGTGGTTTGATATATCATTCCGATTGTCAAACCGCCACCACCTGCTGCTGCATCATTTGCATATACGGGTAATGATTGTATTCTAACTAAACCACTAATAACATCAATAGCTAATTTAGAACCGTCATTTTGAGTGATTTCTAAAGTAGTATCATCTTGACCAATAATACTTACAACTACACCACTTGTTCCTGTGTTGTTTTGAAAGAATGTATTTCCTTCTAAGAATCCAACCATATTTCCGTCTAAGTCATGAGCTCTAGTTCCTGTTACTGTTAAATCAGCATTAGCAAAGTTCTCACTACCTGTTCCTGCAAACTCAATTGTCGCGCCATTCCTAGTATAAACTATTCCTGTTACAGTATCCTGATAAAACTCACCTTCGTAAATATCCGTAGCTATCCAATCACCGTTACGATGGTCTGCGCTTACGGGTATTGTTGGAACTCCCGAACCTCTTTTAATAATCATTCTTGCACTTTGATCTTGACACATATCTTATCCTCTTAAAATTATACTGTTTAATCCTACTTTGTCAGGTGGCGTAACTACCACTCCAACATCTTCACCTACACCTGTTGGTGAACCTAATGTATTATCAATCGTAACCGCTACGGCTGTAATTGGTATGTTAAACCTTCGTGACTTCTTAGCCTTTAATACCTTTACTAATTCTATCTCGGTTGTTGCTTGTACGTCTGCTGAAAATTCCTTTATCAGATTCAGTCTAAACAAAGCACCATCAATCATTAGTAGTTTACCCCAATCTCTATTCTTTATATCTATCTCAGTCCAATATAACGAAGCGTTTACAATTTGACCTGCTTTGGAAATCATTTCGTTAATGAATGTCGAATAGTATTCTGAGTAACTATTCTTAGTTGTAATAACGTTTGTAGTGTAGTACAACTCATTCACTAGTTTAAAGTTCAAATCAAATGTAGGTGATGTTCTACTATCGAAGTGATGTAAGCCCCCATACTGAGTTAAACTTTCTGATGTTGTTGTATTTCGTAGTACAATATTACCATTCACTAAACCCTGTCTAAACATTAAACGTGGTGGTCCTGCTAATGGCTTTAGAGTATTGACATCAATCTTTACAAAGCGTGGTACAACTACACCGCCACCAATATCGTAAGGTACACAAGTAGCCCATGGTAGTTCGGTTTTCTGTTCACCCTTTGCATAGTAGCTAGATTGAGTAAATGAATAGTCACCGTATTCTTCACCCCATTTATCTAGGTATTTAATAGCATCGTATTCAGGTGCTTTCTTAAACTTGTATGTTATATTCTTAGCGTATTCATTTGCACTAGGTCTAATCTGAATTGGCTTACTATGGTCAATCAGTTTTGTAATATCAGTGAATACATTTGTAGCTGAATAGAAATCTGTTAACGGTTCGATTGGTAGTAGGTTGTCATCAGTCGGTTCGTTTGCATACAGATTGAATTGTTTAATAGCACCCATTAGAAACTCACTACACTTCATAGCTGGAAGATACAAACCTAACTGAACTGTATCACCATCGCCAACTGTTGTATCAATACAAGTGAAGTCAATTGTGATAGGATTGTTTATAACATCTGTTGTTAAGTCAATCGTTACATTCTGAGGCTCTACTCCAATGCCAGCAGTTACTCCAACACCTTGCACACGGAACTCAAAGCTGATAGTATCACCTGCAGTAAGTGACATATTGAATATGTTGTTTTGGTTCAGTGTGAATGTACCTGTATCAGTAAAAAATACAGGTGATGAAGTAGTTACTTCTTGCATTATCAAACCATTCTTTTTAACTCGAAGTATTGCGCCACCAATAGCATTGAAAGTCATCGTTCCATAACTCACGGCATAGTCAACAATCATTCCTATGTTAAGCTGATAGTTACCTGAGAATTGTATATCAATTTCACCGTTATCAAACTGTGACAATATGTCCTGAGTTGTTACAGATGTAAACACATCGTCACCAAATGGATTCTTAAATGATACCTGTGGCGAATAATTCAAATTACGAGATACAGCTAAGTTATTTGCAGTGTAATAACCTGTGTTTAAGAAAGTTGTATAAGTGTCTGTAAACTCTCCTGTATCTATCTCAATCTTACGCTGGTTAATATCTGATGGTGCAATAGTCTTTAACTCACCACCACCAAACCCAAATACTAAGTTTTTAACTAGGTCGGTATCTAAGAAAGTACTATCTAATGTTATTCCTGCAAAGTCTAGTGACTTGGTTAGTATCTCACGAAAGTAAGCGTATGGGTAAAGGTCGGTTGTTCGCCATATCAATGTACCTAATCTAGCATTTCCACGCTCCATAAGTCCGTAATAGTAACCCGTTCCAGGTGTTGCTGACCATGAAGCCTTAATATTTGCACGTGAAAGAACATGATCGTATGCTGACCAGTCTAATTCATTGATACTAACTGTCGATAATAGCTGAAAATAGTCAACTGATTCGCTTAAAACGGTTACTGTATAGCGTATAACACCGTTAACAATAGTAACTTTGTCTAGTTTTAACACCCCTTTCTTCAATACAGGCACTCCACGCTTGTATAATTGCACCTCAACTTTAGCAGTAGCATCAAATAATACACTAGATTCGGTTGATGTTATAGTAAATGCACCCGTAAAAAATGCGTTATTATTAGCGGTATCGGGTAAATCTGTTTGTTTAGAGAATGATTGCTTACGTTTAGATGGGTTCAAAGCGTCTGCTATGGCATAAGTCATAGGAACGGGAATACCCTCAAACAAATCTAAGTTATAACCATTAGCTATTAGTTCATCTGTCATAGTGATAACCCGTTGTGATTGTTTACAAACTCAAATGATACCGATTCATTTACCAAATCTTCAAAGCGTTGTTGCTTAAATGAGAATTGACTTGACGTTATTCTTATTGGTACGGCTGATTCACCTAATCTAGTCAGTACAAACCGTGGTGCTTTATACAATTCAGTTAACCAATTCTGCTGTCCTTGTGTTATCCATGAAGTATAGATAGTTCCTGAATCTTTCTGTTGTGTTCCTATTCTTACTTCACCTGCATCTTCTAAGTTATAAGTGAACGTACTACCTGACCAACCACCAAATGAACGGTTATACTTTCTATCTGTTACACTACCACTCAGTTCTAAGTTGTGAGCAAATACAAAAGAATCAAATGCGCCCCACTCATTCATCCATTGTAAGGATTGAATAGCACCACAATAATCATCGTAAAAGTAGAATGTGAATATCTCAGAAGTTCCAACTTGAACGGTATAATAAGAAGCCGATGCAATATCTCCACTTGTGAATCCTGCTGTTGATTCAAGTAGTGAAGTATTGGTATTTATTTGCGCTATCTTGTAGTTCTGAGTATTAGTGTAAGTATCTAGTAACGTTCCGTTAGCTGTATAAAGTTTAATCTCTAGCTGCTTACTTGCATCCTGTATTAAGTTCAAGTACACATCAGAACCACGCTGTACAAATGCTTGTTCGGTTCGTGGATAATTAGTTAGGAATAATAGATTCTTGTAATCTGTATAGTCATAGCCACTCCATGCAACATCTGATAAACAAGCCTTGAATACTTGAACGGTTGAACTCGTAGCTGATGCTTGTGGTGTTGCAGGTGTACCATAGCTTTCAGTTACTATGATATAAACATTCCCATTAGTAGCTGAATTTTGCCAAATAGCAGTCTTTCGTGTTGGTGTAGTTAGTAAGTTCTTTATGATTGGTGACGCATCCCAATGAGCGTATATTCCAACCTCAGGATATACAACATCCGTACTCACTAGGTTTGAATTGTAGTAAGTCTTAACGATATAACTAAAGTTAGCTTGTGCCGTTTGATTAGATGAAAACCTAAACGTTATCGGATTATCTGAAGGTGACCACTCTTGAGGGGTCGTATTAAAACTTACTGCCATGGTTCAACTATTGCTATTTCAATCGAACGTCCTAATAGATTCGATATTGGTTTTCTTAAATACTCTACTAACTTTTCATTCACCACATCTGTAAAGAATGGTCTTGGTGCTTTACCTTTCTTAACAATACTCGATTGAATAGCCCAAGCCCAACTGTCATAACTTTGAAACCCATCAGGTAATGTACTTCCTGTTGTTGGTATCCATTCAAGTATTGATTGATGAAACGAAACCGCTTGAGGTTCTTGCGTTCCCCATGCAGGTGCACCATGATTAACCTCACTACCATTAACCCCGTAGTTTACAAACTTCCAATAGAAGTCAGCATCAATCGGAACTGAAATAGTATTACCGTTCTGCTCAATCTTAGTAGGTGTTATTGACTGCCTTAAATTACGTGAGGCATTCACATCGTACCCATCTAAAGACTTTGTAAGCATATCGGTAACATCTTGCGCTAGTGACTGCAAAAGTTCACCTAGGGGGCTGTTTGGTTGTCCTTGAATAACCGCCTTAGATGTACCTAAGTTTAACTTTGCTAAGATGTCAGCTTCATTCATCTATTACTTAGAGTTAATTTTTTTCTGTTTGTGTACAAAATATTTAGCTTTATGATTTAAAGTGTAAATATTTAGATCCGTAACCGCATCCCAATCACCACCATAAAACTCTTTTGCTACAATGTCGATGAACTCTTCCCAGTCATACGGCTTAGGATTCTTACTATTTTGTTTGTCGCCTTTTGGCTTTCCATGGATAGCCTCATTGATTTTTCGTACTTCTGCAAAAAAAAAGCGGACGCACTTAAGAAATCCTGTAAATTCATGTCACGTTCAACTGTATTATATCTATCTCTTATCGGATAGAGTAGGTTTTTATTATCATCAGTTTCACCGTACTTCTTTGCCTTCGATGGATAGTAGAACAAACAAGCTGTTTTAATAGGGTCTTTCTCAATATTGCAGTTCTTACTCCAATCAATATGCCACCCAGAACCAACTTTGTGAGGCTCAATTAGGTTGTATTGTTCACCGCCTAATGTAATTTGCTTCTTTGGTGAACCTATGTGTATTCCTTCGTATAGTGATACGCAATGGTTAAACATCTTCCAAACATCTTTAACATCAATTGCTCGAATATCATTCACGTGTTCACCTGTAAATTCAGCTAGGAAATCACAAGCAAGTTCAAGTGTAACGTTACCATCAAAGATAGGATTAGTTAATACCTTCCAATGTTTTATTCGTAGGTCTGATGTTGTCTTAGGTAGGTGGATTTGTTTCATCTAAACTTATCTTTAATTGCGTTAATTCTAATTGCTCTTTCTGCTTGGTCGATCCCTTTACCTAGTGACTTCTGCTCGTCATGTCTGCGATAGATATAAAGTATCTCATTACAATATCCTAACTTACAACCGCCTTGCATTATTCTCATGTTAAACTCGTATTCTTCAGCACTTCTTATCGTTTCATCGAACAGTCCGAAACGCTCGAATACATCTCTACGGTACATAAGTGAGCCACCATGTATCACATTCGATTCTAACATATCAACTAAGGTGGGCTGAATAAGTCTTGGTTTCTGAATCTTATCACCACTTGTGAAACGATTGATAGCTAAACCATGAATGAAGTCATTACCTTCCATTGCACGAACAGAATCTTCAATACTGTTAGGCGTAAGTAAATCGTCATCACACAAGTACTTAACATATTCACCTGTGGCTTTTTTAATGCCTTGGTTTAAGTTGTAAGATACGTTACCATCTGATTTAGATTCAATAAGTTCAATCTGTCCTTTGTACGTTTGTAAGTACACAGAATCAATCGCATTATTTAACCAACCCCTATCTTCTTTGAATGGGATTATTATACTAACTTTTGGTAGTTTCATATCTCTAACAATTCTTTAATTCTAAATCCTGTTTCAATTACACCATGCTTAACATGGAAATTCTCATGTAAGGCTCTTTTAACTTCATTCACGTAATCTCTATTTTTAAGCGATTGAATGACCTCAATAAATTCTCGCTCAGTATCGGGAGTTAAAAACGGTTGTTGACCGTACACATCTTCATAAGCTGGTCGGTTAATGTTATTCGTTACAACTAAACAACCCATTGCGGTAGCTTCAAATGCTGATACACCGAAACAACCGTAAGGCTTACCGTTTTGAGCTGGAGCAAATAACTCTACATACACATCACATTCAGATACTCGCTTTAAATTGTCAGCGTTTGGAAGTAATCTAATATCCATTCTAATATCGAAGTCAGCTTTAAACCGTTTCAACATGGCTTCAATTTGCTTAGTGCCTTTTACTATATGGTTACTTGGGTAATGACCTATGACAACCTGACCTTTGTTGTTATTCTTTACAGGTTTTAAACTTGTGTGAGGTGCTAAGTATTCAAACGTTGGATTGTGTAGAAGGAACTCGCATTGGTCAGTGATAATCTTTCTACCTTTAAACAGTTCATCGAAGCGTTGTTTATTCTCACGGTATCTTGTGCCTGTATGATAGCATACAACATTAGGATGGTTACGAACTATCTTGTACAGCATTGCATCAGAATGAAACACCTGGATAATATCGAACTCTTTATAATGGTCTTGAATCCATGGTGGAGTGCATTTCTTTGACTGTGACTGATAACCGTATGGATGATTATGTATTGAGTAGTCCTGACAATTCACACCGACTGACCGTAAAGCATTAGCGTTTTCATGGCTCATGTTGCTAAAGTCGTGTGTCGATATGTTTAGTACTCTCATATGAATAGACTGATTATCAGATACCACAAATATAAACTAATTATCGCTAATATCAAATATACTAATAATCTCATGATGCAAAGTATTTGCCCGTGAATGGATTTAACTCAAACCAATAGCGCATCATTATAGAATCCCAATCATCAGGTGAACGTCCTATCAACTCTTTTATTTTCTCTTTTGGCACTAAAGTCATTTTACCATCCTTATCCATATCCTTCAGTTTAACCTGCTCCATTTCTTCAGATACCAAATCTATAACATCACCACTTGTGCAAATTTCACCAGCGGTTCTTGATGATATTTTTTTAGCCATATGAAAAGAGCATTGCGCCTTTAGGTTTGAAAAGTTCTCGTCATTTAACGCTCTTGAATTATTGATAAATCCTTTACACTTTAAGAAGTCAACTACACCGCCGCCTACACCATCCTCATCAGCTACTATCTTTGATAATGGTATATTGTGTTTTGCTCTTAATGATTTAGCTAAATCAACAACCTCCACAAGACCTGACTTTTTTATTTCATATCGTTCTATACAAAGCCAATCATCCCAAATACGAATAACTGTTTTATCTTCACCTTTTCTTGCAACATCAATAGTCATGTATTTTACACCTGTTTGTTTAATATGCTCAGGCTTAAAGTAATCATAGATAGCATCATTATCAATTAACGTAGATGGATCATCATCGTATTCCCAATTACCAAAATATAATCTTTCTCTAGAGTTTTTATCTAATTGAAGTAATGATTGTAAATAACTTTCAGGTAGATGTTGATTATCTGTTGGTAATGCTTGAATAAACTTTCTGTAACTTCTAATTGATTTATCTTTGTTTGGCTTGTAAAACTCTTTGTAAGTCCAATTTTTAGATGGGTTACAAGTGCCTAGCATTTTAATATTTAGATTGAATTTCTTTAATCCGTATCTAATCCTAGACTTTACAACCTGCCATGCTTTATAAGTAACTTGGTTGCACTCATCAATAAATGCTCCTGTTATTTCTAATGAACCTAAACTATCAAACTCAGGATCTGATGGGTATAGAAACAAATCCTTTAGTATTATTTCAGCACCGTTATTCCAATAGATAATATTTGATTGAGCATTATAATTAAACTGCTCTGATATGTTTAGAATAGATGTAAGTTCAAAGAATGTGTTTAATGTTGTTTCCTTTAGACTTTTTAACTTTGACCGCCCCATTAACCATCTTGAACCTGGGTAAGTTTGGCACATTTCAATTAGCCATAAACAACCTAATGCAGACTTACCACCACCTGCTGCCCCACCATAAAGAACCTCATTAGTTTCATCATCTTTTAAATAGAATAATGCATGCTCTTGTTTAAGTAGTAGCTTCATTTGGATTTATACCTGATCCTAATTGAATTATAGTTGTTGGTAATTCTTTTCCATTTGTAGTTACATCTACTTTATCACCAAATTTTTTAGGCTTTAATTTAGACGCAATGAATTTTAAAACGTCAATCTTTAATCTGTCGCGTTGAATATGATTAACACCAACAAAAGGCTTTTCATCATCTGAATCATCCATGGCTATACTTATCATCTCATCTGCCATCTGTTCAGCTTGTTCTTCCTTCGCGCACGCGTATCGGTCAATTCTCGATTGTTCTTTATCTCTAAATGATATAAAAGAGTTTTTAGACTTCAATCCAAACTCCAAACAAATAGTCCCTATACCATGAATTGATGTTTCAATCCTTTGACATATTAACTCAAATGTTTCTTCATTCATTTTTGGCATCTTCCAGCTTTTTTAACAGTTCTTTAATCTTAATTCCGTATGGTGTCTTTTCCATCTTACGTCTGAACTCTCTTGACTCCTGGCAATGTAAGATATATTCTCTTCCAATAACCGCAAGAATAGTAATTGATTCATCTACTTTATTCCTGCGAATAAATAGACGTTTGATACTACGGATTAGTTTCTTCATTTTGCCAAAATTAATTCAATCAACTTAGCCTCTTTTGATTTGTGGTGGTATTTAATACCTTCCTTCTTACAAATATCTTGCAGCTGTTCCATTGATAGTTTTGATAGGTCAATCTTAGGCTGAATAGAAGCGGACAAATCATAAGATACAGTCTTTACATTGTCTTTTACTTCAGAAGTCACAACAGTATCGTTTACATCCACTCTAACAACATTTGCAGGTGTAGTTGGCACGATTGTACTTCTAACTGTTTTAGGCTCGTGAAAATCAACATAATTCTTTACTACGTTCATTGCAGTTTTGATACAACCTGAACAAGCAATGTCTAGTTTAACTTTCTTATTTACGAATATAAATTGTAATTCCTCAAACACAACCTTTAAACAGTTAGGCTCAACACCTCTTAAATCGTATTGTTGTTTTTCTACTTTAAAACGGATTACTTCTAATGCGTCTTGTGCTTCTTTTGATAGTTTCATTGTTTCTCGATTATGATTGCTATTAGATAAGCTGCTATTGCTGCCATCGGGTCAAGTGTTATTAGTAGTGTAGTCCAAAAAGTAAAACAAGAATAGCAATCAGGGAACGCTCTATATTTTGTTAACTTCCATTTTAACGCTCGTTTTATTAAATAAGGAACGTTTACTTTATTATGTAATATAAATGCAATGAACCAACCAATCAAGGCTAGTTCAATCCATGTCCAATTCTGTATATCTTCTAATAATTTCATCTCTTACAAAGTTACAAATTTTTGTTATAGTTCTATGATTTAGTTTTGTTTGTTTGCAATATTTTGTTACCGAACTGCCTAAGTAACAATCTTTAAATACTTTTACCTCTAATCCATATCCATCAATTTCCATCTCTAGGAATATCCTATGAAGTAGAATAGCATCGTAGTTTTCAATAGATAATTCTATCTGTTCAACATCTACTAATTCATTAAAGTGAATAGGTCTGAATAAACGATTAAATGATGAATTACGTCTAAACAATTCATTATAAATAGATTTCTTTACGTATGTATCTAAGTACTCAACTTTATCAGGTACGCTATCAATGATATGATGAACGACATCATGCCCATAACCTGGCGCTAAACGTTCAGCATAGATGTAAAATGATTCTATTCTATCAATGAAATCTGCGTTCACGGTGCTAATATAATCAAATATATCGAACAAACAAATATAATTGAACTAATTATAATAAATGTGTTGTATAGTTTTTTCATTTGTCAAAGGTTTCGTTGTAGTATTGTTCAGCCGTTTTAGATGGTGTCATTGCTAAATACACACCTTCGTTATAAGCATTTTCAATCTGTTGCTTTTCCATTTCTTTTGCTTGGTTGATTACTGCTTGTAAATCAAAACCACCATCACTTGTAATATATCCTACTAAATATTCTACTGCTGTTTTCATATCTCCATCTCATTAAGTTCATCCATAACATCACCCCAATATTGAAAGGCGTGGGAGTAAGCCTCAGAATCAAGAAAAGAAATACACTTGTAAGATATATCAATTAACTCCTTACATTGTTCTTTAGCCTTATCAAGTCCTAGCATATCAACCATCTCTTTAGCTTTTAGTTTTGCTTCGGTCATAACGTCAACTCCTCCCCAGTCAATGCAAAGTAAAGGTTTTGTAATTGGTGGACGTGTTGTATATCTAATCTAATAATGTTTTTATCATCAAATACCGATTCGGTAGGATGTATCTCATTTTGAATATAATCAAATATTAATTTATCTAATTGAAACCAAAATCTAAAACAAGTATTATTATACTCATCAATATCTCTTTCAAGAGTATAAATAGTTCTTTTATTGTCCCAAACCTTAAACCCAAACTTCACTAACCATTCTTCTGTTAGTGGTATTGGTTCGAGTTTCCATCCATCTTTAAGTGGAAATTTACTCCTATCTATAACATATGTAGTTATACATTCATTTGTTAATTCAACAACTTTTATTGTTGTTTTTGTTACGTTGTCTTGTAAATAATTCCCTATTCTTAATTCACTTGCTTTCATAACTCTCTAATATAATCTTCGTTACTCTGATAATGATAGTCCAGTGCATCCTGTTCCATTTCGGACCAGCTTACATACTCATACATAGTCTTAGCTAGTATCTCTAAGTTAACCAAGTCACGATCCGATTCATGTACAAACTCAATTGAATGAATTTTAATATAGTCAGGTCGCAGTGTAAAGTCGCAATAACTAACTTCGATGTCATCTTCTAATAGTATCTCAAATGAGGTTTGAGTGCCTGTAAATCCGTAAAGCTTCATCTTAATCGTTTTGAAGTGTGATTGAACCGTGATACAAATTAAATACTTCCATATCCCAATCGTTAGCAACATGACCAACTTTATAATGTTTAGGATTTGTACTACACATAACTACTCCTTCAAAGTTTGGAGTTTTAAATTTACCATTAGTTAAAACAACAAAGCTTAAATCTTCTGCGTCAAACTCTAACAACTGCACTTTATTCCAGTCGATTACTTCTTCTTTGTCTTGATTGTTTACTGTTACTTTCATAATCCTAATGCTTTATTGATTGCTTTGTCTACTTCTTTAAATAAATCTTCTGAAATATACTCCCTTGCTACTTTGTTTATTTTACTTACTTTAATCAAAGCCTCAAGCAGCTCAGGTGCTGCTGCTATAAGTTGGGCGTTGCATTCCCAATTGACCCTACTTTCTTCATATTCAGAGTCGGGTATAATGCAAATAATATTGCCTTGCACTTCTAAATCAGAAGACACCATATACAAGTCTTTGCCTATGCCGTCAAACTTCCACTCTCCTTTTGTTCCTTTAAATTCCATACTTTTTAGTTTTGTTTCTACAAATATAAGTTAAATAATGTTTAGAATGATTCTAAATTACCTTAATCATATCAAAGCAACTTCCAATCATTAACATTCTAATGAAATCTCGAATAGATATATTTGGATTGTGACGTAATTTAAAACTATTAAACCTAGTAAGTAAATCTTCTTTATGGAATTCCATAGTAATATCGTATATCATTACTTTTCCACTTACCCTTATCTTATCCTTCATGTCTTAAAAATTAACCCCCCGATTAAAGGGGGTGTGTTAGTTACTTATTCAACTTCAATACATAATGATAAATATGTTTCAAGTTACCTTCTTTATCTGTTTCAAGTTGTAAAGACTTTAAATATCTTCTACCACCATTCACAACCATTTGAGTTGAATTGGAATTATTTAAAAATCTTGTAGGCTTGTTTCTTCTAGCTTTACGACTTAAAAAGCTATTTACATATTTACCAATGATAGGATTTGTAATTACTCCGTTATCATCGTATTGTTTTACATATGGTATATTCATGTTTTCTCTAAATTAAATGTTTCTATTAATAATTGTACATTCTCGTTATCTCAAAACGGCAAATCATCATCCACCTCTGTACTCGGTGCGCTTGGTGTTGGTATGCTCGGTTGCATATTAGACACTCCATTAGCCACTCCTTCAATTCTCCACGCTTCAAGTGAGTTAAAATACTTAGCCTCACCTTGTGGGTTAATCCATTCCCTCCCATTTATATTATAGCTAACTTCAATTTCTTGACCTATTGAAAAATTATCAACTAAATTTGTCTTATCATTTGTTAACTGAAACAATACAGGTTTTGGATATTGACCATCCGTTTCAATTACAAATTCTTTCTTTTTAAACTTATCGCTAATTACTTGCTCTTCATTAACGATTTTCAATCTTCCTTTTACGATTCCCATTTTATTTTATTTTAGTATAAGTTTTACGTCTTAACATATTATTAATAGCAACGACGCTCATGCTATGTTTCTTTGCTAATTCTTTTTGATTTACTCCAGTTGTTTCATATTGCTTCCTATATTTAATTACTTCCTCTACTTTTAATTTTGACATATGATGATTTTCGTCATAATTTGGATTACATAAACCATTTTTTACAGCGTGTTTTTGGTTTTGTTGATTAGTACACCACTCTAAATTTTCAAGTCTATTATCTTCTTTTACTCCATTGATATGATTTACTTGTGGATATTTGTTTGGATTTTCAATAAATGCTTTAGCTACTAATCTATGCGCTCCTGTTGTAAATGTAACTCCATTTAAACATAAAGAAACTCTTAAGTATCCTTTATAACACTTTTGTAATTTAAGCATTCTACCATTTTGTTTTCCACCTCTTCTATTTTGTGGATAATGGTCAACACTTTTTACATTCCCATAATTAGAAACAAAGTAAACACCATGATAACCTTCAACTTCTTTCCATTCTTCAATCATAACTTAATAAATAAAAAAAGCCCCCTAATAAGTACCGCCAAGTAAACTTAAAAGAGGGCTAATTAAAACTCTTAATCTTGGCGGATTTATCGTAAATATACAAAAACTTTTACAATTAACCAAGATTAAAAACTTAATAATTCAACACCTTTATTCATTTGCTTATTTAACTCATGCGCTTCGTTTAACGCAATCTCACTCCATTCTTTTACTGACTTTAATACTGGCTTTGCATTCGTGCCTAAGTTAATCAAACTTTCTCTATTAATCGACCAAACTTTTAACTGTTTTAATGCCTCAGGTCTATACGATCCAAAGTAAAGTGTTTCTAGTTTAGGATTAACTGTGAAATAGTGTACACATTGATGAACGTAGTCTAATGGAATCTCAACGCTTAGACAGTTTTCAACGTGTTTTTTAGCTGATGGACACTTAACCTCAAAACATACCGTTTCATCTTCAGAAATTGCATCAGGTGATATGCCTAAAATAGGACACTCAACAGATTGCAGCCATCCCACGCTTTGAACTTGAATGCCTGTGTACTGCATCATTTCGTAAATTGCTTCAGGTTCTAACTCATTACCTCTCTCCATCTCCTTAGATGTGTAACTATCTTCATGTACATACTGCTCAGTATATTCGGCTAACATTTCTAGGTATAGCGTATCACCTTTAGTGAATAGTCCTTTTGAACGTGTACCGCCTACTTTTGCCCATCTGACTTCATGCCATTCGGGGGTGCCTTGTATTATATCGTATCTTGCTATCATTTTGTTACATGATTATAAGCATCAATTAACATATTCAATTGACGCTGGTCGTTAATAATTTGCATTAAGTCTATTTGAACTTCAACGCCTTTAAGTCTATAAATATACGCTTCAACTACTTGCGCCATATATTGTATTATTTGGATTTGCCTCATGATAACTTTACTTTCATTTCATCCTTCTTTGCAACTACAACTGACAAACCTTGTTCGGCTTTAGATAAGCTCATGTAACGTTCTTTAAGGTCGTCTAATGATGTTGCTCCACTCAATACATTTAACGCTGCTGACGGGTCTAATTGTGGTGCTACATTCAAAGCCTTACGAACTCGAACACCTCCAACTATTTGTCCTTTCATCTTAACTGATGCGTCAATATAAAGTTCAACTGTTACAGGCATCTTCCATGTGTTTAGATTTGCTCCACCATTACACAAACGTCTGATTGTAGCAGCGTTGGTAGCGTTAAGAACTAACGGCTTGATTGGTTCGTTAAAGTAAGCTATGTTAAAATTGCCTTTACTACCAGCAACTACAGTTCCTTGTTCGTGCCAAACTTCATTGATTGTAACGGTTAGACTTTGACCGTTTTCTAACATTTCCTCTAAGTCAATTACTCCGAGGTGGTCTGATTTGTAAGCTATTCGATAGCTGACGTCTTTTGTTTTCATACTCTTTATGTTTTGTTTCTACAAATATACTGCTTAATTCAATACGTTCTACTGTGGTGGCTAGTTTAGAATGAGTCTAGATAGTGGTTACTATACCATCCGAGTTACCAAACCAAATAGCTCTATCAATATCATCTACAACTTTGTATTTAAATTGAATCATTTGCTTATCGAACTCTTTACCATCTGACAATAAAGTTCTTATTTCATTTCTTTGTTCTGATATTTTTTTGTTTAGCCTTTCTATTTCGGCTATTAGTTTTTTCTTCTTCATAGGTATTCTTTTCATCTATTTACGGATATTTACGTATTAAAAAATATTGATAGTAACATTATTATAACAAAAATAGATGTTACTATTAAAAATTCTGTATCTCCTTTTTCCATAATTTAA